GCATGGGTAAGTCTTCTATTATGCGTGAGTTAATGTATCATATTCTAAAAAATTCTAACGACAACATAGGAATATTAGCACTAGAAGAAAGTACAAAGAATACTGCTTTTAATATTATGTCAGTAGAGGCAAACCAAAGACTGTACATTAAAGAAATTAGAAATCAATTTATTGGGATAAAAGAACAACCTTATAGTAATGATCAAATTATTTATGGAGCTAAAGATGTAGAACATTTAATAATGATACGAAAACATCAGCTTCCATTGATAGATATAAATAAATTAAATAATGTAGTTGATTTAGAAAATGAAGCAGTATTAGCATTCTCTGATATAGAATACAATGGATTAGATTTAGATATTGAACAATGGAAAACATTAGAAGATATAAATGCTAATGAAGCTGACTTATTACATACTAAATTAGATGAAACAGTATTAAATACTGAAGCTTTAAAGTTTTTAATATCTGTATATATACAAACAGATATGTTCACAGCTACTGAAGATTTAAGGAAAGTAAATATTAAATGGACATCACCTAAACAAGTATTAGAAGCTTTTCAAGCTATTATACCTGGATTAGAGAATGTAAATGGTAAAGAAATGTATAAATATAAATTTAAACATGAGATTATAAATACATATATTAAATATAAAGAAGCAATGAAATTATGTACATCATACGGTGATGCATTCTTTAAGAACTTAAAATCAAATAATAAAATACATACTAATTTTCACCAAATTCTAGATACAGGTAGAGTAAGCTCATCTAAGCCTAATATGCAGCAAATACCGGCAGATAATAGATTTAGGAATTGTTTTACTGCACCAGACGGATGGAGTTTTGTAAGTGCTGATTACTCTAGTCAAGAACTAAATGTAATTGCCTTTGGATCTAAAGATCCAGTATGGCTGGAAGCTTTAGAAGAAGGACAAGACTTACACTCTACCTGTGCAGAATTGGTTTATGGTGATATATGGACTGATGCAGCTGAACCTAACTGTCTTTATAATATGAATAAATGGAAATGTAAATGTGTTGAACATAAAAAACTTAGAACAAATGTTAAAACTATTAATTTTGGGCTCGCTTATGGTATGGGTCCTCATAAACTTGCTGACACTCTTAATATTGAGTTGGAAGCCGCTAAAACGCTTATTGAAAAATACTTCGAGGCATTCCCAGCAATCAAAGGATTCCTAGAAAAGCTAGGTAATTTTGGTAAAAAGTATGGATATATTAAAACATTTCCTCCTTATAATAGAAAGAGATGGTTTAGTAATTGGTATCCTAGAATATGGGATAACAAATCAGCTAGTATGCAATTAGGTAGTATTGAAAGAGCATCTAAAAACACACCTATTCAAGGAGCTAGTGCTGATATGACTAAGAAAGCTTTAATATTAATGCGTGATTGTATTAATAAATTAGATATTCCTGTTAAATTAGTGATGACTGTACATGATCAAATTGATACTATATGTAAAGAAGAATATGTAGATTGGTGGTCAAGTAAAATGAAAGAATTGATGGAACAAGCTGCTAATGAAATAGTAACTAATGGTTTACTTAAAGCTGAAGTATCAGTAAATAATTGTTGGGAAAAATAATTTAAAATAAATAATATGGATAAAGAATTAGTTAGACATTTCGTTGCGGAATGTAAAGAAGATAAAGAATGGCACGAACGTTGGGAAGCAAATCATATAGACATGGATGACTGGTTTAAATATAGTGGAGAAGTTGAAGAAGAAAAACCTCTTTATCTATTTGAATCACAAAGAGCTGTTAAATTTGTTTATGATACTAATGGTAAATGTCACACATTACATGAAATAAGAATAAGAAAAAAAGAAAAAGAATATGAAAACATTAACACTATTTGACATGGATCAGATAAAAGATATAGAACAAAGACGAGCATTAAATGCTTGGGTTAAAGCTGATTATATAGGTAGTATAATAGCAGGAACAGGATTTGGTAAATCTAGATGTGGAATATTAGCAATAAAACATATATTTGAACATAGGTATAATTTAGATAGATATGGAACTAAAGCCCTCATACTAGTCCCTACCATACAACTTCAAGATCAATTTCGTGATGAATTTCACAAATGGGGTGCAGAAGAGTTTTTAGATAGCGTAGATATTTTATGTTATCAAAGTGCTTATAAACTTCAAGATGAGCATTATGATATAGTAGTATGTGATGAAATACATTTAGGATTAAGTAAAGAATATAAAAAATTCTTTGATAATAATACATATGATAAACTATTATGTATGACTGCAACAATACCAGAAGAAGAAGAATATGCAGAATATTTAAACATCTTAGCACCTACAATTTATAGTATTACATTAGATGAATGTGTTGCATTAGGACTAGTAAGTCCTTATAAAATACAATGTATACCTGTAGAATTAACAGCAGACGAAAGATCTAGATATAAAAATATAAACAATCAGTTTATTAGATACAAATATATGTTAGGTGAATTTGATGCTTTTAATAGAGCTAAATCTATTATGAGTACCCCAAACTCTCATCCAGAAGATAAAAAAGCTGCTGCAAAATTTTATCAATCTATTAGAGAAAGAAAAGCTATTATAGATTTAGCAGAGAATAAAGTATCCAAGTTTAAATCATTAGTAATGAATAACTTAGATAAAAAGATTCTTGCTTTTAGTGGTGCTAATGTTTTTACAGATAAATTATCTGAATCAATATCACCATTAGCTATGTCTTATCATTCTGGAAAGACAAAGAAACAAAGAGAGTTTGCTTTAACAGCATTTAAAAATGATGTAATAAAAGTATTATGTTCTACAAAAGCATTAAATCAAGGATTAGATGTTCCTGATGCTAATATGGGTATAATATGTGGTATTACTAGCAAGTCACTTCCTATGATACAAAGAGTTGGGAGGTTAATTAGATTTCAAGAAGATAAAGTAGGTGAGATCATAATATTATATGTTAAAGATAGTCAAGAAGAGAAATGGCTTAAAAATTCTACTAAAGATTTGGATAATGTAATATGGATGTAAAAAATAATTAAATAAAAAGTTTTGTAATATGAAAAAAATGTTTATATTTGTACCCATGTTCCGTTTAACTATAAAAGAATTTTTGATATGAAGATAGATATAGATTTTGAATTGCTACAGCAAACAGGAATGAGTGCTGATGATTTTACTTACCTTCTTATAACATATCGAAAAGCATTTAATTATTTAAACAATCTTAATTTAAAGCCAAATTTAGATAAGTTAGAAAAAGATGGATATATAAAGATCGGTGAAACTCCTGATACTCATGTAATTAGACAAGAGTTCATTGATCTTTTTATATCTGACTTTGATTCAATGTTTGCGGAACTAATAAGCACATACCCAATGAAGGTAAATTCATCTTCAAGAGGTGTAAGAGTATTGCATGCAAAGGATCCAGATGCTATGGCTAATAAAAAAGCTAAGATAAGATACAAGAAAATTGTTGATAATAAACTATATAAACATAAATATATAATGAATTGTCTTGATAAACAATTAAAAATTGAGAGAAATAATCTCGAATATTTACAGAATTTAGAAACCTGGATTAATAACCATACTTGGGAAAAGTATGAAAACTTAGATGAAAATGCAATACAAAAAGACTCAATCCAGCCACGAATCACAAGATCTTTATAAAAAGAGAGGATTTAAAAGTATAGAACAATCCGTTACTACTTCAATTAATGAGGTTAGGACTGCTATGCTTGGCAACAGACCTGTCTTCCCAACTAAATGGGAGAGACTAAATAGAAATTTATTAGGAGGATTACAGCCTGGTAAAATGTATGTAATTGCTGGTAGACCTGGTGTAGGTAAATCAGCTTTTAGTAATCAAATGATATTTGACTTGTTAGATAACGACCTTAAAGAAAAGGTTATAGTATTATATTGGAGTTTTGAAATGCCAGGACATCAACAAATACTTAGAGCTGGATCAAAAGACGTTAAAAAACAAGTGTTAGACTTATTATCAGTAGATGGTAAATTAAGTGATGCAGATTATGAATTATATAAAGAGAAAGTATCTAAATATAATAAATATCCTATTCATTTTAATAATATTCCTAGAACTATAGAATACATTAAAGAAACTAATGTGGATATAACTGCCTCTGCTCCTAATGTAAGAATAATAAATATCTTTGACCATTCACGACTAGTAGTAGGTAAAGCAGATTCAGAATTACAAAGACTGAATGCTTTATCTAAAGGATGTATGTGGATGCAAGCTAAAATGGGAGTTATAAATATACTTCTATCTCAGCTAAATCGTAATATAGAACAAGAACACAGAGCTAAAGCTCAATATCAACCATTATTAACAGATTTATTTGGTGGTGATAGTATAGGACAAGATGCACATGTTGTAATGATGTTGCAACGTCCGTATGATCTATATGGAATAACAGAGACATATTGTAACGAAGACCCAATAGGATTATTAGCTGTTCACATAGAAAAGAACAGAGATGGTTTACTTGGTATGATACCCTTTGAAGCAGAAATGTCTACATTTACAATTAATGAAAGAAAATAAAAATATGAAAGAAAAAGCAATACACATAATTAAAAATTTAACTGAAACTATTGATAAAATGGAGAATAAAGCAAATAGCATTTCATTAACAAGAGAAGATATGTTTTCTGCTCCCACTGCATCTAAATATAAGTTAAAGAAAAAAAGAGAATATTTAATAGAAAAGTATAATTTAAAAGAAAAAGAATGGAAATAATAACACATATCGTAGTTTATTTTTTAGGGATAGTAACAGGAATGTATTTTGTAACTCAAATAGAAAAAGATATTAATAAAAGAACAAAAAAATGATAGTATATATAGTATTAACAATAATGGGAATATTTACCATATGGAGTATTATATATACTCATAGTGTAAAGAAACACGGAATAAATAAATTAATGGACAACATAATAAAATATGACAAAAAAAAGAAAGCTGAACAGCAAAAATCCAAAGTATAATACTTCTAAGGAAGAAGAATTAATAATAATTAAAACAGTTGAATTTACTGGTAAAGCTAAAGGTAGAGGAGTCTGGTATAAAGATCAAAAATAATATGGAATTACCAACAACAAAGGTAAAGGCTAGCCGTAAATCGCCTAAAAACATGATAATATATGGAGCCCCTAAAATTGGGAAGACTACAGTATTATCTCAATTGGATGACTGTTTAATAATTGACCTAGAAAATGGTTCAGATATGCTAGACGCTTTAAAGATTAAAGCAAATAGTTTAAAAGAACTAGCTGATGTGGGTAGAGCTATTATAACAGCTGAGAAACCATATAAGTATATTGCTATTGACACTATCTCTAAACTAGAGGAATGGTGTGAAGCAGAAGGTAAACAAATTTATATGAAAACTCCAATGGGTAAAAACTTTGAAACTAAGAACCCTGGTATGTCAATACTATCATTGCCTAATGGCGCTGGCTATTTATATTTAAGGATGGCGTATAAAAAATGGATAGATCGATTGAATTTATTAGCGGATCATATTATCTTAGTTGGACACTTAAAAGATAAGATGCTTGAGAAAAAAGGTAAAGAGGTTGCTGTTAAGGACCTTGATTTAACTGGAAAGATTAAACAAATTACATGTGCAAATGCAGATGCAGTTGGATTTATATTTAGAGAAGGAGATCAAACTATGATTTCTTTTAATTCTTTAGACGACACTGTAGCTGGTAGTAGATGTGATCACTTAAAAGGGCAGACCATGCCTATGAATTGGTCAGAAATATTTATAGATTAATTAAACAAAAAAATGATTAAAATGAGAGAAAATGTAACACCAGGAGAAACTCCTGAGAAAATTACTGTTTCTATGATCGATCAAGATCTTAAAGACGGTGTAAGTAAGTCAGACATGGCTGTTAAGTATGGTATTAAACCATGGGAAGTAGATGAGATGTTTAAGCATCCATTTCTTAAAGGTAGAAGACCTAGTAGAAAGAAAGCTTTATCTTTTAGCTTTATAGATGATGTAACTACAAATAAGACACGTTATGTTTCTGAAGATTTAGTAGAACCAGAGTATGAGATTAAAGAAGAAGTAGATCCTAATCAAATAACTATAGAAGATGCTATAAAAGAATCTACAAAAGACATTGAAACAGCTGTTAATGGATTAGCAGATGTTAATAAATCTATTGTAGATATGCTTGGACCTACAGATGAAACTCCAAAAGAAATGATTGATTCTATTATAAATGAAGTTAATGGTAGAATAGAAGAAGAGGAAGAAGAATTAAAAATGGACGATGATGAGTTCGAATTATAAATTAATTAATAATCAAAAACAATAAAAAATGGCAATACAAAGTAATGCAAGTACAGAAGAAGTAATGGGGGGAATGAAAACATTCTCAGGCCTTACAAATGTTACAGTAACAGCAGTAAATCCAACAATGGCGGAATTACATGCAATGGATATTAATGTTAAACAAGAACCTAATTATACAGTTGAATTTAGTGGAGAAGAATATAATAAAATTGTATTCTGGTTAGCTAATGAAGACGGTAATTTTAAATTAGAAATATTAATGCAAAATAAATCAAGAGTTTCACAAACTGGCAAGCATCAATGGATGAATGCAATTGGGCAATCTACATGGTCTGAAGAAGAACCTACATATGAATGGTGGAAAACAGAAGGACAAAGAAAAGCTTATACTGGTGAAGAAACACTTATTAATTTTACTAAAGCATGGGCTAATGTAGCATCAGGAGATGAAGTATCTTTTGATTCTATATCTGCTATTGCTAATGGAGATTTAGCAGAAATTAAGGAACTAGTTAAAGTTTTGTCTACTAATGAAGTTAGAGTTCTTATTGGTGTTAGTAATGATAAATATCAAAAAGTATATACTAAATACTTTGGTAGAGTAAAACCTCAACGTGATGATTTATTTGTTAAAGCTCTTAACGATGATTATGGTTCATTTAAGGCTGACTTTAATGCAGATCTTAAATGGGGTACACATGTATCTACAGCTACATTAGTTACTCCTGATACTATTGATGAAAATGAAGACTGGGCTCCTAAAACAAATGGTACAGTAGAAGCTAAAGAAGATTTACCTTTCTAGTGATAAAATCTAGAAGTAGTAATGACCACTTACATACAGATGTCATACTTGGAAAAATTTCTGAGTATGACATTTTTATGTATTATTGTCCCAATTTTAAAAAGTTAGGGGTTAAATTTTGTAGTGAGTTAAGAGAAGATAAAACTCCTTCTGCTTCTATTATAACATGGAATGGTAATTTATTGTATAAAGATTTCGGATATCCAGATCATACATTTAATTGTTTTAGTTATGTTCAATTTAAATTTAATATTCCTTTTATTAATGCTCTTAAGATAATCGATTGTGATTTTAATCTTAATTTAAGTAATAAAAAAGAAGATAGTTTGTTTACTATGGGATACCTTGGTCATTCGCAAATACAACCTAAATATATTGAAAAACAAACTATAATTCAAAAAAAGCGTAGAGCTTGGAATAAAGAAGATGCGAAGTTTTGGCGAAAATATTTGGTCAGTAAAAAAATACTTAATACTTTTGCAGTTGAACCAATAAGTCACTACTGGGTAAATAACAACAGATTTACGTGTAAATCAATCAGTTATACTTTTAAATTCAAAAATCGATATAAAATCTATTCTCCTTATGAAGAAAAAAATAAGTGGTTAAGCAATACAAAAAAGACAGATGTACAAGGCTATGACCAACTCCCGGATAAAGGTGAGCGACTTATCATTACTTCTTCCCTTAAAGATGTTATGTGTTTATATGCTGCAGGCTATCATTCGATTGCTATGCAGAGTGAAATGCAAATACCTGATGAGAAATTAATAAATGAGCTAAAAGAAAGATTCAATAAAATAGAAATTTTATATGATAATGATTTTAATAAAGAAAATAACCCAGGTCAAACAATGGCCAAGAAAATTTGTGATTTATATGAGTTCAAAAATATCTGCTTGCCTGACGAACTCGGATCTAAAGACCCTTCTGATTTGGTTAACAAGGTAGGTAATTTTAACAAACTTAAAAATATATTAAATGACAAAAGATGAGATTATTGAAAAACTACAAACAAAAAAGAGTTATCAAAAAAAAGGAGTTGATTGGTTAGCAGAACATTGGGATGTAGATCCTGCATTAATTCAA